GAGTAAAAGCGTTTTGGTATTCAGCCATCGTAGCTTGCTTTTCTCGCTCTTTCCTCTCAAGCTCTTTCTGTGGGTCGTCAACCCAAGGATGATTAGCGATTAAAGTTTCTTCGGAAAGAATTCCGGACGATTTATTGATATCATCAATGACTTCTGATTCATTTATCAAGATGTCACGATTGAATATAATTTCAACCGTTTCGCCTTCAAAATCGCCGTACCCAGTGTTTGCAAAATGGCAGTTGATAAACCAAAGTAGTTCCTCGAATGCCGCCTGATATTCGGTTTCCATCTCGTTTGCATCCAAGTCAATATCCGAATACATCGACCGAATATTCATTTGGTTTGGATTGCCTGAAAGCCTATCGTCTTTTGCATCATAACCCATTGCATTTTCAATGATTGCCTTTTTAAACACTTCAATTATTGCTTTGTAATTGTCGGCATTCACTTCAACCTGCAATGTTTTCAGGTCACCTGCTGCACCATCAACTGTCTTGACTTTGACTGCGCCATAAGTAGCAAGATTCTTTCGGAACTCGCCAAGATTTTCACCATCATAGTTGATTAACACCAAGATTGTATTTCTCGCATCTTCTTCCATGTTGTTTTGGAAGTTCGAAAGTATGAGATTCAGCCCATCTTGTAAGGACTTAATATTTTTTATCAACGGTATTTCTTCGCTGTTGTACTTAAACGGTATCAACGGTATTTTCAACCAATTCCAACTTTGCTCACCGACGGTTAAGTAGTTTGCGAAAAATGGATTGTCAGGAATAAGGCGGCCATTAACTAACGTGAAATAGTGCACGCCTGATTGCTCGTAAACTTCAACTTTTTCGATAATTTTTTCTGTTGAATCTTCATAAGCAATCACTTCATAAATCCTAATTGCATAGTCCAATATGGTATGCTCCGCATCGCGCCAACCAGGGATAATTTCATGGCCTTTAAATTTCTTCAAATCAAGTTGGCCTTGCTCATTATAATAAACATAAAGCCACCCAATACCCTCATTGAGCGAATCTTTACCAAGGTTTTTTAACAAACGCATAAAACGCTTATTGAATATCTGCTTTAACAGCTTGCCGTAAACCTCATTATCGGTTTGGATGCTTATTGGTTGCCCAAGCAGGTAATTTGCTTTTTGGCTCACCATCTTTTTATATTGATTATCAACGATTCTGTTATTCGGGAGATTATCAACTGCTACAACCTGTCCACCCTCGCCAATAACCGTTCGCCTTCTTCTCAAAATATCATGGTCGCCTTCAAAGTATCGTTCGCCATCAAGCATTTCTTTTCGCTTTCTGCTATTCTTAAACCGCTGAATTTCAAGCTCAAGAAATTTTTCATCGGTAACAATAGATTCAGCATTCATTTTTACGATGTAATTTAAGCGCTCTGTTTCTGTCGCGAAAAAACTAAACACGGTCTATTCACCCCCTTTTTTATACTGCATACATATAAACATTTTGAAATGTAAGGTTTCCAAGGCTTTTTGCTACTAACGTGTTACTAATCGAACGAAAAAGTCCTTCCTTTCGCAAAATCTTCAAGGGCATAACGCATTGCATCCATTAAATGATTAAAGTCATCAATAGGCACATTAAGCTTTTTTCCAAACTTGTCTGTGTCCCAAGTGTAATTGCTTATTTCGGTGATAAAATTCACGCATTTCGGATGTATAACAAGCTTGAAATCCTGAATAAAATCAATACCATTGTTTATGCTGTCCTTGCCTTTTCTCGCCGGACGAATGCTTGAAATACCAAGTTCGCGTAACCGGTCAATTGACTTCGGTTCAGCGCTATCGGCTCTGATTCGTTCTTTTTGATATCCCATTTTTGTGATTTCTTTTGCGATTGCTTCGTTTGACATGCCTGTTTTATACATTTCGTCAAAAACATAAATAACCTTGCCTTTCAAATCAACCATTCCGCACCATAGCGCCGAAGGGTCATTCGTATAACCAAAGTCAAGCCCAAAAGCCGATTGAATACCAGGAATTTTTTTAATTTCTTCTAAATCGAAAGGTTTTTCATCCCAGTTTTCGTAAATCAATCCCTCCACGATACCCCAATCGCCAAGCCCTGCGACTTTGTATCGTCGTGGATTGTTTCGTTTCATATTCTCAAACATTCGCCTGTCGGCATCGTCCAACCACTCATTGCACATGTAATTTGTCGTCAACGTAAGAATATCTGGGTCAGGCGGCGCATCGAAGAATCGCTTTTTTATCCAGTGTCTTTCATTCCAGGGATTGAAGGTTAATGTTATTTGCTTGAATAAACCTTCAGGAACTTCACCACGAATGGTTTCGTCAAGTACGTTAAAGTCTTCTTCACTCATGATTTCATACGCTTCTTCAATCCACATCCAACATAACGCGCCAACCTCAACGGTAATAGAAGTGATTTTCAAAGAATCATCAAGCCCTCGAAAATAAATTTTTTGGCCTGTTGGAATGTATGTCATTTCAAGCGGCGATTCGATGATTTTCCAATGCTCTTGCACATGCAATCGGCTAATCGCCCATTTTAGTTCTGTAAAGCAGGAATCTTTCAGCGTGCGATAAGTTTTTCTCACCACCAGTAAGTTTGCGCCTGGATGTTTCATCATGTTTACGATGTACCAAAGAGCAGTTGTTTTCGATTTCTTCGACGCTCTCGACCCTTTGACAACTCTGTACCTGCCTTTAAAATGCCAAAAGCGATTGTACCCCTTCCCAACCACGTTCTTTAACGAAAGTGAAGCGCTATTCATCAGTAGTTCCCATGTCGTCACGAATAACGACTGGAATTGCACCTTCAACCTTAAATTTATCAGTGAACATGCCTATGTGTTTGCCAAGGAGTTCAAGCGCTTTTACTTTGTCATAAATTTTGACTTCTCTTTCAATGATGTCGCCGTTTTCTGTCGGTATTCGCTTAACCTTAACAGAACTGATTACAGCAGTGTCTTCTCGATTAGCTTCGCTCCTGACTGTCGCTTCATCTATGTTGATGACATCAGCTGGATTGACAAAAGCAATTTTTGCAAGCTCAAGGACAACTCTGTCTGCATTAACCCCTGTTCTTTTACTTCTTTCGGCAAGCGCCCTTCCAATTGCCTCTTTAATTTCGGGTTTACTCAGGTTTTCATTACCAGTTGAATAAGCAGTCTGTACTGAATATCCTGCTCTGATTGCAGCCTGTGTTGCATTCAAATCAACCAGGTATTCTTCGACAAACCGCCTTTGCTTCTTTGTTAGTGCCATATGCAACACCGCCTTTCCATAAAAAATAAAAGCAGGTAGGAAATATTCTACCTGCTCTCCGCATTATAATAATATCACAAGTTTTTAGTGTCATTCAATACCTTGTGTGTGTCATTTAGTGTCATCGCCACACTTCGCAAAGCTTTAGCGTGAATCCTATGTACTTGCTTCAACGACACACCCATTTCCACGGCCACCGCTTCCCACTTGAGAAATTCAATGTAACGCAGCTTTAACAACAACTTTTCATTCGGGTCTTGCACGGCGTTAATTGTTGCCCTGATTTCTTTTTTCAAATCCACAAAGCCATCAATTTCATCATTGATTATTTTTTCAAGCTCAAGGATTTTTTCAATACACCTCGTAAACTGTGGGTCTGTATTCCTCGTTCCCGACGGTGGAATACCTGAAGTATTCGGGCATGATAAACTGGTGGCCATCGCTCTCAATTGAGTAAGCTCTCCAATGTTGCTATTTATCATTTCATTCAGCCGATACGCTTGTTTTAAATATTGTTTTGCTTCCATAATTCTTTCCCTTTCCTCACTTTTCGTGTTACACATTGTTACACATGTGTTACACATCTCAAAAAAGATGTGTAACGCCCACAAACGCCTATTTTTCGGGCATTCACGGGCTATGTGTTACACATGTTACACATAATCTCTATATATTTATATATTTATAGAAAAAAACATCAAAATTTTACGTTTTAATTTTTTCTCTATTTCCGCGAAGTAGGGAAAAGATGTGTAACATGTGTAACACAAGTCTGCGGATGCCGTCTACAAAGGCGTTTGGACGTGTTACACATCTCAAAAAAGATGTGTAACAGATGTGTAACATGTGTAACACCTAATTTTTGGTAAATGCCTATTTTTAGGGCTTTTTTGGACTATCCTAAATTTTGTCACAATATTTTTTTAAATTTTCCGGCAAAGAATTGACATCAAATTTGCTTTAAATTTCTCACCCCCCAAAAAGTGCCGCAAACGCCGTCTACAAAGGGCTTCACGGCACTTTTTTATCATTTAAAATATCTACCTGTTTTTTTGTCTTCAATTTCGATGCGATTTACAAGCTTGAAACCAGTTTCATTGATGATAAACTTCAATATTTTTATCAAAAATGCCGCTTTATGCTCCAAAATCGCTTCTTCTTTGACAATTGGCTTCAATGCTTCGTAGGTTGTCGGGTCATAATAGCCTTCGGAGTTGTACTTTGAATTACCTCTCAATTCCAATTTCCCCCTCTCAATCAAAATATCGTCGAAGATAACCGGTATTTTTTCCTTGAATTCAATGAGTAGAGGAATCACTAATTTTCTCATATCCGGATGCGCATTAAGACTTGTCCGTAGCCTTAAAAAATGCCGCCATTCTCGTAAATTCGCCGTCATAACGATTTCTGTCTTTAAGCAGTTCGGCAAAACTGCTCTCGCTTCCTGCGGTTTGCATCCACTGTTAAGCAGTTGCAAATATGTACTTTCCGCTTGCTCGCAAGAATCTTGCCAAAGCTTAAAAGCTTGCTCGCTTGAAAGCGAAGGTTTTATGAAACCGATTTCCCCACCCTTTGAATAGTTGCAGTACCGTGTGCTCTCCTGTGAAAATGACGCTATCCTGTGTCTAACAATCTCATGGCTTACACCCCTATCGATTATAAATTTGACTGTGATTGAAACATGCTCCAGGACACTTTCATGCCCATTTTTTATAATCATTTTTGCAAAATCTATGCAGGACGTGTCGGTTATTTTGTCTTCGGACAAGTAGCAGGTTCGGCCGCATTGCTCAATCTTTTTTAAGATTTCCATGCCGTTCAACTCGTCCATTATTATGTAATGCGGCTCAATTATTTTCATTTTGCTTCACCTCGCGAACAATAGTCTTTGGGAAATGTAAGCCTATCCAACCTTGCGCATCTGTAAATTCCTTCTGCCCATCGTACTTTTTCCGCGAAACGACATTCGGAACATTGCACAACCGCTCGACACTTTTCTTCTAAAAACAATCTTTCCATAAGGGTCAGATTGTCTTTTCTTGCGATTTCTTTTACATCCATTTTTATTTACCTCTTTCCCAGATATATAGGGAGCACTCCTGCTATTTTATTTGCGCTCCCCTCAATAACACACATTTGCGAAGGACCCGCAAAGTTTAAAACAACTGCCTTTTCATCTTTGAAACTGTCAAGGGCTTCCTTCAAATATTTTGGGTTAAACGTTATGCGGAAATTAACGTTATCTTGTACTAAAAACTGCTCTGGATTTTTAGCAAAATTCCCGCCGATTTTTCTTACGGTCTGTTTATTGCCAAGAAAATCAAATACAATCTCGTCCCCCTCGTCTGAAAGTATCACATATTTACTTTTTGGCAATTTAATAATCGGTACTAACATCGTGCCCTCATCACCATCGGTATAAGGTACTACAACACTAATTATCTTACAACCATCAAGGGCATAAGCTATACATTTACCATTCGCAAAGTTAAGCTGTATGTACTGATAAGCAGGTCCTAAACTATCTTTGCTCACAAAGTTTTTACAAGCGTCAAATATTGTTTTAAGGTTTTTCATTTCCATTGTAACTTTCATTTTTAATTCATCTCCTTATTTAAAAACGTATCTTTTACTGCTCCTGTTTCATCGTCAATATAACCGCCTTTTCCGTTTTCAGCAGGCTCAATGCCCATCCCGTACCGTTCGGCGATTTCTTTTATCTTTTCATCGTCAAGCATTTTACTACAACTCCTTTTTGATTTTTAATATACTGTCATGTGCCATCTGTAAGGCTCGTAAGGCTTTACCTTTATGTCCCGAATCCCAAAGCGGATGCTCTTTTTTAGCCATATAATGCGCTAAAATTTCTTCTTGCGCGCGGTTTAAACATTCTTGAATAAATTCAAATTCTTTCATTTTAAAACCCCCTCTCTGCAAAAGGCAAATCTATCATTTCAGGTTTGTTTTTCTGCGTCCACATCGCCCCAAGTATATTCCATACAAACGCTCTATCGTGGCGTTCATCGGTGTCACCTCTCCAAAACTTGAGATAATGACGCACCGCGCTGTCTATAAAACAATGTAAGGGAATACCCTTTTCCCAGTTTCTTTCCTCGTATTTCCTCGCGCCTTCTTCGTACTGAATGGCCACGTCAAGGAACATATCATAACCGTTAGTGTCAAGATAATTTGCGCAAAACTCAACCAAAGCACTCTGTAAAAACTGTTTGTCACCTGTGCGAACATACCGTTCAATGAGAACCAGTATGTTGTCATCAAGCATTTCTCCCACAATTTCAAGCGGGAGTAAATCACAACGACCTTTTCCATCTGCGATATCTCTCGTTGCACCTGTTTCAAACTCTCTGCGATTGCCAATGTCCGTAATCATTACAAATCACTCCATTTCATGCACATCAATGTTAAATTTTTCTTTCAAATACTTTACGCAATCATCAATGGTAAAATCTTTACTTAAGGTTTTATCATTCATGATTTTTACCATGCTTTTCACGCCGTCTGCAACGCA